ACAGCAAATGTTGGTAAGGAATTATAATGTCAAAAATTTCAGAATCTGAATGGATGGCGCAACTACATCGGGCCAGCATGTTGTACAACGAAGGCAGAGTGCATCGTGATTTTCAAGCTGACGAAGTTTATAAATTTGTGGAATGGCTGCATCGAGAGTACGGCTACACCTACACCAAGCCAAAACTCACAAATAAAAATCATCAATGAAAAAGAAGTTAATGGTAGCGGGCTGTAGCTTTAGTGGACCCAGTGAAACACTGCCTGGAACCAGCTACGGTGAACTATTGGCTGGTAAGTTGGATTGGGATCTAGTACACTTGGCACGCCAAGGATGCAGTAACGGGGGCATTCGTATTCAAATTGACGAAATCATTCGTCAACAGCCCGACTTTGCAGTCATTGCTCCTACATTTCATGATCGAATGGAATTGCCCGCCAGTTCAGCACCTTACGCTGCATCCAAGAATGAAAACAAAGGGTGGAACAGTGACTTGCAGAAGCATTTACAAAACACCGAATTAAAGAACGGGTATGACCCCAAGGACGGTATTCGCAATGTCAACTATAACAACCAGCCTTACAATATGATTTGCGAGACTATTTTCAGTCTGGCAGAAAACTATCCACATCCTTACCGCAGTCGACGAATAGATCCAGACACACAGAATGCAGTCAAACAATATGTCAATCATATATATGACAGCAACTGGAAATTGCAAATGGACACATGGATCATGCGTGATGGTATTGTACAAGCCTATTTGGCGGGCGTTAAGTTTATTGTGCTGCCCGATAATTTATGGAATGCCGCTACAGTTCGTGACATCATACCCGCAATAGTGCCTGACAGATATTTAATAACCGACCAAGAATTGCTGCCGCAGCATGCCACATGGTTGTATCCGTTTGTAGGGGCTGATCCTGGCTATCACGGCAGTCCAGAAAGTCAAGAATATCTGGCAGATGCTTATTACAAAATTATAACAGAATGGAACTAAAATGGATTGGTTTAAAGATGACGGTATATTCATGCCAATGATTAACGATACCGGCAGAAACATTTTTTATAAAAAGGCCATAGAGTCCTGTGTAAAAGATAAAATTGTTGTAGACATTGGAGCTGGTACAGGATTTCTCAGCATATTGGCAGCACGGGCTGGAGCAAAGAAAGTCTATAGTGTAGAACAAAATTTAGAACGATATAATTTTGCCAAAGAAATTTTTGCCAAATTAAATTTAACTGATACCATAGAAATAATCCATGCAAATTATTTAGATACTAATTTACAAGCAGACTATTTTGTTTCCGAAACAATTGGCACTTGGATATTCGACGAAAATATTTTAGCAATAGCAGATCATACTAAAAATCGTGGACAGTTTATTCCTGGAAGTTTTGAAATAACCGCAGTGGCGTACAACGAACATCCTATTTTTAGTGTAGTACAATCTAATTCCGAAGCATTCGAGTTTCAACCTGACATTGCCATCGATTCTGAATTTGAAAACATAATCAATACCGAATTTCAACGCAACCATCCTGTCAGCATACAGCGACATAAAGCAAATACGATTTGTAGTTTCTTTCAACAACATAAGAAGATGACAGATTTAAAACTACACGCTTTTTATCAAAGTGAGCCGTTGATTGTTGATTTATCTAATCCCCCTGCTGAAATAAAAATAGTAATACCAAAAGGAAAACTGCCGTACAGGGGCGGCAGAATTTGCATATTCTGGAAAGCAAAATTTAATGAATTTGTAATGGATGTAACAGATACCACATGGTGTATCCCGTCAAAATTCATACACAATCTCGATCAGGATATTACTATTCGTTACGATTTTGATTTAAAATATTGGATGTTTGACTTTGATGAGTATAATTAAAGCACTGTGTGTGGTGGCACATCCAGACGATTGTGTTATATTTGCACGACCGTTCATTGAACAATATTCCAAGTTTGAGTGGACTATTTTATATCTGACTTATACCAGTTATGACTCACGAGCAATGGAAATGACCGCCTACTGGCGACGACGAAATGTATCCACAGTTAATTTGGGTTTTACGGATGACTATAGAGATATGGAAAACAATCGAGTAAGTTTTGATGCAGAGCAAGCACAAAGAGAAATAGCCAACATCAGCAGTAGATACGATTTGATTCTAACACACAATGCCGACGGTGACTACGGACACATACATCATATGTTTGTCAACAGTGCAGTACAATCGGTGCAAAAACCAAAAGTTTACTTTGCCAACTACCAACAACAAACTATGGAATGCCACGCAGTTACTGAGATCGGATTGGATGAATTGCCACTGCACCGATCAGTAGTTGAGGGATTTCAAAATATCAATATTGGTAGATATATTGTAGATGAATCAGCACAGGAGTTATTAAATGGGAAATCTTAAGCCGGGCGCTACTTACATATACGAAAGAAATGGTGATACTGTATTTCGCAGAGAATCTGGTCAAACTGAAAGGGAAGTAGTCGGGTACGATCACAGAACTTCGGACGGCAGACCATTGCACGAACATCTAATAGAAGACAAACTTTGGGGTGATATTAGGCGAACTGCGAAAACCAATACTACTTTACAAGCAGAACTGGATCGTGTTATAATGTTGTATCACCTCATCAACGAAGACAAATCAAACACTCCTCATCACCCTGTATAATGGATAAACTATCAATCAATAACGAAATGGCTCAATTGGACACGAAAAATCGTAAGTTCTATGATGAGCTCAATGAAGAAGAACGCAAGAAGTTTGCCACCTATCTCATGCTGAGATACGCTGCCAGTGTGGAGGGAGGGCCCGATATTCAAGAATGGTATCTGCGTGTGACCAACGAACGAGTAAATGCAAATTTCTTTGACTTGGGCAAGCATCCTAAACTACAATGGTTGCTGTGTACCACTGTTAGTCCGGACATGGGGCGACAACGACACTATTGGCAAGCTAGTAAAAAGAAAGAAGGCAGCAATTCCAAAGCCCTTAAATTTTTAACTAAATTATACCCGCATCTTCGTACAGATGAACTTGAACTGTTGGCTGAACTAAATGATACCAAAGAGTTAAAAGCCTTGGCCAAGACCATGGGCATGTCTGATGCTGATATTAAAAAGGATCTGGGTTGAGCTTTGTTTGTCGTTACTGTAAGAAAAGTTTTGTAAAAGAAAGTACGCTGATTGCGCACATGTGCGAGCCCAAGCGTAGATATCAGCAAGAAAAAGAAACAGGCGTACAATTAGGTTTGAAGGCGTATTTACGATTTTACGAAATTTCACAGGGCAGTGCTAAAACTAAGACCTATGACGATTTTGTTGGCAGTCCTTATTACACAGCCTTTGTCAAATTTGGTAGACATCTTGTGGGAGTTAGATGTGTCAACACTGCCAGCTTCACTGACTGGTTGTTGAAGAACAATAAAAAGATAGACCATTGGTGCAAAGAAGCCTTGTATCTAGAATGGCTACACGAGTATATGAAAAAGGAAGCAGTGCAAGATGCACTGGAGCGAGCACTGAAAGAAATGCAGGACTACGCGGATTCCGAACCCAAGCTACAGAATAATTTTAACAACTATTTTCGTCTGGGATCAGCCAATCGTATTGTGCATCATATATCAAATGGTCGCATCAGTCCTTGGATTGTTTATAATTGCGACAGTGGTGTTGACTTCATCAGTTCGCTCAATGAGGAGCAGATTGCGATCATAATGCCCTGGATTGATCCAGACCATTGGCAGCGTAAGTTCAAAGATTATCTAGCTGACAGTGAATGGGTCAAGTCGGTGTTAACCGCAGCCGCACTATGAAAACTGTGAGTATACCGCCAAAATCCCTGAGTAGTGCCTCTGGCTGGACTGCGTCAAGTCTGGGAATTGAAATGAGCCGCTGGTGTAAAGAACAGGGCTTGCTGACTGGCCGAGATTTTGAGTGGGCATACCATCCCGAAGATTATACAGTTAATTTTACCTTTTACGGTGAGGCAGAAAGTTTTGCTTCACTGTTTGCATTAAAGTGGTTACCAACATGACACAAACATTTAAACGCTTTTCCAGTGACATTGACATAGATTTTGCCAACAGAGATCAAATACTGTCACTGTTGCCACACACCAGTGCCAGTATTATTCGTGACGGTAAGTTGACCAAGCACAACACTGGAGTTTATTTTACAGGTATACCACAAGATCCGTTTGCTGCACAGGCCAGCCTGGACTATAATACAGCAGAAGACTTGGGCTATGTAAAGCTGGATTTCTTAAATGTAAATCTCTATAATCAAGTCCGAGATGAAGCACATTTGCTACAGCTGATGTCACGGGAGCCAGACTGGGCCAGACTCTACGAGCGTGAATTTTGTGAGAAGATAATACACATTGGCAATCACTACGATACTTTGATCAAAATGCCACAAGCGGTCAATAGTATTCCCAGGATGGCTATGTTTTTATCAGTTATCAGACCTGCCAAACGACACTTGATTGGCTTGCCTTGGGCCGAAGTTGCTGAGACTGTTTGGGAAAGACCCGCGGACGACAGTTATTATTTCAAAAAAAGCCATTCAATAAGTTACAGCCACTTGGTAGTGGTGCATATGAATTTGTTAGACGACTCGTCTAACTAGGGTAATACTACGGCGTTTTGATCGCTTCTGTGCTGATTCTTTCAAGCTCAGTGCGGGGCCATATTTCAGTTCTACATCCTTGCTGTTGAAGGTTTTTAGTGTGGGCCTGAACTGATTCCAATCTGCTTTGAGAAAAATGTTAATGGGTACCATCCTGTTGCTTTCCCACCACCATGTTTCCCCTAGCTCTAAATACAGCAGCTTCTGTGGCTCTGTCTTTAGTACAGCATAATCATATATGCTGGTGATAACATCGTCGATATTTTGTATCACCCCAATATACTCGTTGCCTCCGTAGGTAAGATAGCTGAGAAAAGGGTATTGGTCTAATAGTTTTTGGTAATCCACTTGATATTTATAACCGAAAATTTTCAAGGTTTTGAATATGGTATTGTGCTAA